CTGCTTTAGTAAAACTAATGTGTATATGTTTTGTGTGTGGGTTAATGCCTTTGTATCTGCGCCATTTATAATTTAAGAGTTTAGAAGCGATGTGGTGCGAGAAGATGACGTATGATAAACGTTTATCGGTTTTCGCACATTGTTTGATTTGGTCAGCCAGATAAGCTGCGATCCCCTCTGGCTCACCCAGGCGAGAATCAATATCAATGGCTCTGACCCACCCCTGCTCATTTGGATTATGATCTGATTTTCTGGTGGCATGGCGACTATCGCCCACCCACCCATCACTGGCAGTACGCCTAACTGGAAACCACGTATCAATTTGATCTCTTAACTGCACACCAGCTGCGCATAACTTTGGTTGCATTAGCTAAGAAGTAGTCTAGCTTCATCCTCAGTTATGCCAAGACGATCTAGTAATGCAGCTTTAGTTGCTGCTTGCGCTGCATCCTGCTCAGCCTTCCAAGCATCATATTTAGCAAAACCATCTTGCCATTGTTTCTTAGTTATTGGTTCACATTCTAAAAACTCAATGCCTTCGTAAGTTTGGCCAGTATAGACATAACCACCAGCAGGAATTAACATTTCTAAAACTTCTCTATTTTTTGCCATTATGCACCAATTTCCAATAATGTTATTGTTGAAGTTGAATTACCTGATGCTCCGTCAGCTTGAACATAAACTGTTCCTGCGGCAGTGTTTCTTGCAAATTGAGTGCTGTAAGTTGTAGCAGAGGTAGTATTTGGCGAATCTAAATAATTTGTAGATACAGAACCAACATTATTAAAAAGTGCGCTTCCAGTATAACCAGCCGCTGATTCAAACTCTAATATTTGAGTTGCACCTCTCATCAATCTTAGTTTATTCGCAGTATCGGATACACTTTTGGCAACACCATTTTGACTAACTAAAACTAAAACTTTTGAAGTTGCAGATGATGGCGTAATAGTTGCTTCTAAAAAAGTGTCTGCATAAGTAGTTGTTGAATTGCCTTTCTCAACATCGTATGTTGCGTTTATTACTTGCAACACTTTGCCACCACCAGCAGGTGCAGCCCATTTTAGTCCAAGACTTTGTGTGGAATCGGCTGTAAGAACTGTGTTGTTTGCGCCAATCGGGATGCGTGCATCTAATGTGCTAAAACCATATAGATCACCTTTTGTCGTAAGTGGAGATACTGCGCCAGCTTGTATAAAGTCGTAGAATATAGATGCACCTGTAGCTGTAAAATATAAAATACCTGCATCATTTTGTGGCAGAATTGCACTGCCAGCGGTTGCTACTGTTGCTGTACCTGCTGTAACTGTGCAGTTACCAGCGCCTAAGTTTTGTATAAATACTGTGTCGCCTGCTGCAAATAATCCTGTGTTAACTGTAATTGTTGTAGCACCTGCGGCATTCATAGCAACAGTTGTACCTGCATCTGCAGCTACTAATACATAAGATGCGGTCTTAGCCGTAGCAGATCCACCGCCCATAGCAGTCTGTTGCAGACTTGTCATCTGTGCAGCTGTAAGTACCTGCCCAGTGGTAAAGGTTTGTTTAGCCATTATTCTCCTTAGTAACTAAGCACATTATAGTCTAAAGTGCCGTAGATATTGTTATTTAGAATCAGCGCATCGATAACTGGCTCTAAGGTTGTAAAGAAAACCTTGAAGCTGTTAGGTGTGATGGTGTTAGATACGCCAAAGATTTGTAGGGTGCGATCAAGCGTTGAGCCGCCTGGCTGTGTAGTCACGACCTGTATAGGGTCAAAGAAGTCAAGCTCTAAGGCCGCCAATATGCCTGCGTTGTAGTTAGGGGTGTATAGATCAAGCTCTATGCCATCGCATCGTACTTCTGTTTCGGCTCTACTGGCCACATAAGCCTGCGCATAATCTAGTGCTACTGCATCGGTCTGCATTAGTAGATCCTGTAGGTTATAACTGTGTATAAAATACTTGTCTATAGAGTCTTGGTTGATTGCGGTTTGCGGTGAGCCGCCTGACCTGCTGACCTGTGCTGAGTTAAATATAAGAGTATCGTCTAACTTCCAATTAGCGTTGGCATAAGGTATGCCTGTGCCGTCATCGTTAAATGTAGTAACTGTGCCACCTATTGATCCAGCGGTTACTGCTCTATCTTGAAATACAAACTCGCCATTAGTATCTACATAGAATGCGCCATACTCAGAATCTGTAACAGTCTGCAAGGCGTTAAGGGAAGTGCGTGGTGTGCCGGGATCAGCCTGTAAAGTAGTTAAACCTGCATCTATATTACGCATAGTTGCTGGCCAGTCAATTTGGTCTAGTATTTGGTTTATGCGTGTGCCTGATAAATCGCCAGCCGTAGCACCTGTGACTGTACTTATCTGTGCATTTTGCGCAAGCCTAAACGCATCTACAGCTTGTATAGTTGTATAGGCTACTTCTGTAGCATCTTTAGGCTGTGTATTAACGTATGAGGTAATAAAGCCAGAGAATATACTGTAAGTGTTAGCGCCATAGGTTGCAGTAATCTGCACCTTCTTCATAGGTGTCAGTAAAGTGTAATAAGGTCCAGAAGTATTAGTTGGGTTGAAGTCGCCATTCTGGTCTACTATGCGTAAGGTCAGTGTGCCTGTTTGGAATTGATCTGCTAAAGCACTGCGGCCTCTAGCACTCTGTATAAAATCTACCTGGTTAGAAACATCAACAATTACAGCTGTAGAATCTGCTAATACGTTTACGTCTAGTAAGCCAGTGTCCAATATAAGGCTCTGCGCAAAACTAGGTCCAGTCGAAAAATTTATTATTGCATTTATTGTAGGTACTGACATTACTCAATACCACCAGCAGGCAGTAGTTTATTGCCATATTTAAGATTTACTCTTACTGTCTCTGCAATAGCTTGGACTAATCGGTCAGCACTTGCATTAGGCGCTATCTCTAACGTTGCCTGTGTAGGTGTAGATGCAGCAGCGCCAGCAGCAGCCTGCCCACCTTGATTAGTTACACCTTGTGGCACTGTGTATGTAGTAGATCCCTCAAATGGTGCTATTTGATTGCGGCCACGTGCTGTCATCTCACCTGTAGAAGTAAATAAAGGGTTAGATCTACTGGCCAGTACGTCTAAGAATGTAGCAGCGGTGTTAGCAGCGACAGCTAGTTTGTTTACAGCTACAGCGCCTTCTAGTTCAGCATTGTACTTTTTAGCCAGCGCTTCATTGTTATCTAATATTGCAAGCTGCGCCCTAATACGTAATTTAGTCTCTTCATCGGTTGCAGCGTTAAGTGCTGCGTTAAGGCCTATGCGCTCTAGGTCGAACTTGTCTCTAAGTTTATCTAATTCGGTCTTCGCTTTATTGCTAGCAGTGATAATTGCAAACTCATCTTTACGTGCTTTTATTAAATTTTTTGTTACTAATAAATCTGATCTAGGATTACCTGCGCCATAAGTAAAATTAGAAGATGGTTTAGGTTTGCCCATGTCGTATGCAATAAGACCTACTGCTCCTACAATTAATTGCTTTTTGCCTAATGCAAGTAAGGCTGTAAGCCCTAATAAAAACTTGCCAACATCGCTATCTATAATTTGTTTAACTTGTGCAATCAAATCGCCCATACCTCTAGCAGTATTAGCAACAGCAATAGCAAAGCCGTTCATAGAATTAGCAGCTTGATCTATAGAATTATCTTTGCCTAAAACTGATAAAGCATCTAATAAACCTGCACCAATAATTTCTGTAGCATCGGCTGCGGCAACTTTTAGCGCATCCATCTTGCCTGCGTAAGTATCTAATCGAGCTAAAGCAGCACCCGCAAATCTCTTTTCCAACGCTGCCATTATTTTATTCATATCGCCTGTTTTGATTATGTTGGCATCTATACCCGTATTTAATCCTTTAATTGCCTTTGCATTACCTCGAATGCCAGCAGCCAAAGCAGAAATTACTGTTTCTAAACTAGCACCGGTGCCAGCACTAACATCTAAAGCGGTTTCTAAAGCCTTTTGGCTAAGATTGACTGATCCAGTAGCGTTTAATAAAGTTTGGAATGCTGGTCGTAACTGATCGTCTAATACTTTGTATAAGTTTTGTAGTTTTGCAATATAGGTTTCTACTTCGCCTACTCTAAATGCGTTGCCAGTATTTTCTAATTGTACAGCCAGGGATTTAGCAGCAGCTTCATCGGCTGCAAATGCACTAATTGCTTTCTTGCTAAATGCTACAATGGCAGTGGTAGCAAATACTCTGTTGAATGTTTTACCTAGTTTTTGCGCTTGTTTGTCAAACGCTGATATATCCTTCTTGCCTTTAATTAAGGCTTTACCGTTCCAGGTGGCTAAGGCCGATGCTACTAATGGTGGTAACTTAGCCATTATGCAACCTTCTTTAATTGACCAGCATTGAATTTATTGGCTACTTTGGTAATAGCATCTATAACTGCGCCATAAACTTTGCCTTGATCTTCATACCATGCACGATATATTGCTCGGCCACGATACATACCAGAACCCTTTAATTGACTTAGATTTTCTGCCGCTTGATTAAATTGAATACCAGCATTTGGATTTAATGACTCACCTCGTTGCCCTCTTTGTTTACGCCCTGCAGTTTCAAAAATTGCGCCAGATGCAGATTTATTGGCAATAAAGTTAATCATAGAAAAACCATTTTTATTTGCTTTACTTGTACCTTTAGAATAATAAATACCATTACGTGCTATATCTTGATTGTAAAATGGGAA